CTTACGTCCATTCGCTTTCCAGTCAAATTCCGATACAAAGGTATTGATACCACCGGCAATGTTATTTACCAGCTCTGACCAGTCAAAACGCTCTGTAAAGCTGTACAATGATGTGAATGCACCATTTAATCCGGTTGCCAGTGCATCTCCGATTTCCGAAAGAGAAAATCTTGATACAGCACCATTCAATCCATCCGCAACCGCCTGTCCAATTTCCTTATACGGAAGGTTATGGACCATCCCGTTAAAGATATTCCAGGCAATCATGAACCTGTTTCCTATGAGCTGTCCAAGATTGTTCCAGTTGACTTCCCGAACAAAGCCGGCGATTCCGGTTGCAAATTTCTTACCAAGGTTTTTCCAGTCAATTCCTGTAATCAAAAGATTCAGAGTATTTACAATCGTATTGATACCGGCACCAACGGTCCGCCCCATCAAATCCCAGTCAATATGATCTACCAGGCTGTTAAATGTTCTGGTAAATGCATTGCAGAATTTCGTTATCTTAGGACCAACCTTTTTCCAGTTGATAGCACCATAGACTTTTTGAAGTCCTTTATTTATTCCACTGGCAATATAAGCTCCAAGACCTTCCCAGTCTTCCGATTTAATGAGCTTCTTGATTTTATCCGCAATTCCTTTAATACTATTTGCAATCGGGACCGTTTCAAACATCTGTCCCGGTGTAGGTGCTTTGTATCCACCGGAATCATCTGTTCCTGCACTCCCACTGGTTGAAGCTTTGTGCACCTCATCCAACGAAGAAAGATAGTCTTTTGTCTGCTTCGATGCCTTTTTCGCATTCTTCGAGGTCTTATCAAGGCTTGCTGCATAATCTTCCTGCACTCCAACTGCTTTTACAAAACTGTTCTGTCCGGTCAGTGCCGCAACGAACATCCCAACATAAGTGATTGCCCTGGAAATCATATCAATAAATCTTGACATGATCGGAGCTACCGCGGTGAGAACAGGTGCAAAGGCTGTAGCAAATGAGTTTTTCAGCCTCGTCATGCTGGACATTAAAGAGGAGATTGCTGAATTGGTACTGTTAGAATACTGTGCCAGATTTTCAAATCCGGTCTTCACACCATCACTGACAGCACTTACCGCCCGGAATACCCCTGAAAACAGCAACGACATTCCCAGCATTCGGGAAAGACTCATTCTCGACCGATTTGTCTGTTTGTTCAGATTAAACATGTTCTCTACAGCTTTTTTCATCGCTGAGACCATGCTCTTAATCGAGGAACCGGCACTTCTCAATGCTGAACCCATATTCTTTACAACCATACCTACACGGGCAGCAGCCTTTTGAAGATTCTGCATGGCCTGTGCCAGCCGGTTGTTTTTCTGTCGGTATTCCTCAACCTTGTTTTTCAGATTATTGTATGATGAATACAGCCTTCCATTTATACGTTCCAGCTTCTGCGACTCCGTATTATACTTCTCGGCTGTACCCTTATACGCATCTGTTGATGTAGGATCCACATAGGCCCTTCCGGATGCCTGCATCTCTTTCTGTTTCCGCTGTAACCGGTCAATATCTGCCCAGATACCGTCCATCTGTTTGTCAAGTTCCTTAAGCGGTGCAGAATCTATCGAAAAGCCCATATCCAGCCATTCACGCTGTTTTGTCTCAACCTTTTCAAACTCATCTTCCAGAGCTTTTATATCGTCTTTGAGCTTTTTATATTCTTCTGTCTCGATTCTGACCTTGCTCAGTTCTTCGAGCTTTGATTTTAGCTCTGATACTTTACGTTCCTGCTTCTCGTAGTTCTGATACAGGTCCGTTATCGCTGTTATCTGCCTCTGGAAAGAACTTTTTGCTGAATCACCCATCTTCGATACCTGTGCGGATATCCTGGTCATTCCAGCCTTCACAGCGTTCATTCCTTTCGACACACCGCCGGTATCTATTCTGGTATCAATGATAATTGAACCATCTGCCATGTTATATCTGCCTCCAAACTATTTGAGGTTAAGCATCTCATTCAGCGCATCCTTGTACGCCTGCTCCTCTTCGCTGAGACGTGTTTTTATATCAATAATGTTCTTATTTTCTTGATAGAATTTCTTTTCCCATTTATCCAGACGTTCGCCTTTTACTTTTTTTGACCGGATTCCAACAACTGTGTTAAACAGGCACTCACCAGATTCCATAAAGTATCCGAAAAACGTCCACCAGTGCATATATGGTATGGATCTGATTTCTTTTCCGGCAACCTTGTTTACAGCCGGTACAATCATATCTCCGTCCTGTTCCCAGTCCATTAAACGGGGCTTTGGTCTGTTCGGGGCATCATCAGTCTGTCCACAGTCAATAAATTCACAGGCTTTCTGACATGCTTCTGTCAGATCTTCAAAAGGAATATTCTGCCACTCTTCATACAAGATCTGTAACATAATAAATGTTTTTGCCTGTTGATCTAAATCTGGATCATTCATAGCAATAAGAATGTCAATAATTGCTCTAAAATCTGTTCTGATAGTGTAAGCCACCCCATTAATATTTAATGAGGTGGGCAGTTCATAAGCTCTCATCCAGTATATTTTTCAGTGTACTTTTTCATCCGCTCCTGCTGCGCCTTTTCCCTGGCATTCAGCTCTTTTTCAATAATTCCACCAATAACTGCAATAATCTGCTCTGCAAACATCTCACCGCTGTCAAGGATGGTAAACGGACTGGTAATCTTGAAGAAGCTCTCTGATACAGGAGCACCAAACAACAGGTCAATCTTCTCCCCGGCTTCCTTTTCCAGATCTGGAAGAATTTCCTCAAAATCTTTGTCCTTAATCCTTTCGTTAATTCCAGTAAAGAAAGCTGCTGCCTCTTTGTATCTCTTTAAAATCCCGGCATCTGACGGAATAAATCTGAACACGCCCAGATCATTTCCGTCCTGGTCTGCAATCTGGTATGTCTTCGCACCGGTCTGAACTATTATTTTTTCCATTAATCCTCATCCTCGCTTTCCTGTTCTTCTACTTTCAGCTGTTCTTCCAGCTCATTAAGCTCTTTAATATTATCCATGCATTCAATTGCTTTATCCGCTGTAGCTTTCATGGAATTACGTACCTCATCGCTCTGCACGAAATCCGCATAAAGTTCTCCAATGTTCCCAATCGCATTAGCCAGAGAGCTAAACACGCCCTTCTGCAATCGCATTCTTTCCCTGTGCAAGCGTTTCTGATCTGAAATCTGTTTCTTTCTTCCCATGTCATTTTCCCCCATTCTGTCTGTCATAAATAGCCGCCAGCTCACATACAATCACAAATAACAAAAGTGCAATAACTACCACAAAAACCACCTCCGAAACAATGAAATATTACCTGTTACGTATATTTTACCATCAAACCTGACCACAGTTGTGGTACATGTTTGCCCCATCTTGCACCGTTCAGTCCGGCATGATATGATGAATCACAAGGGTGACCGCCCTCATTGCTCTTTCATACTGGCAGCAGGATTACTTCTTTTGGATTTTGTTTCTAAATCCCTGACAACAGCACAAAGAAGGTCCTCACACAACCGGGAATGATGATAATTCTTCCGTAACACTTCTAATTCTTTCATCATTCCCTGCCAGTATGCATCGTCTTCAGGTCTGCTCGGAGGATACAGCCTTTTGTATAACCTCCAGCAATCCACGAAGATGTCATATATCTGCTTTAATTCTTCTTTATCGTTCACTGGTTACTCCTCCGGCATGATATATATCTTTTCTCCTGCTGCATACTTCTGAAGCATCTCCTCAAGAACTTCCGTTGCTCGCTCACAACTTTTGTATTCTGCTATGTACATTCTTCTTTCTCGAATAAAATATCCCTCTGTGCACGGCATTCTAAAATCAATGATTCTTACTTTATCCTGCGTCATTACTTTCATGGTTGCTATCCTTTCCGGCGGTAATTCGCCTATAAAATATATTTTCAATCAAACGGAATTTCCATTTGCTCCATATCTGTAACTGGCATAAAGCCATTTGAATCTGCTTCCCAACCATAAGGCTTCCTGAAATTATCCTGATCATCGCTTATTCGCTTTGATGCTTCGTCAAAATAAAGCTTGATAGCTTTTGCTCCTATCGCAAGCTTACCGGTTAAACGGTTCTTTGAAATTGCCAAAAGACGTTCATCATCGGGCAAGGTCTTGTCCCGCTTATAGGTCATCACGACATCAACTTTGTTTGTAATATCTGAACTTCCGCTGACAACATCATTATCATCTGCGCCTAAGCTATTTTTACGGGGATGTACAACCAAAATTACGGCCACGTTATAGTTTTTTGAAATCTTAACCAGCTTATCAACAAACTTGCTTTGAGCCCTGTATAAGTCTATATCCAAACCAATATCAAGAGCGGTCATTAAGTTATCCAGTAACACCAGTTGGATTCCGTACTGTTGTATTGCCTTTTCTATAGTTGACAGCAAGTACTCCAATTCGTTATCTTCCGTCGACTGGTTATCAAACAGATAAGCTCGTCCCCGATACCATTCAGAGATTTTGTGAACCTTGCTGTCCGGAATAAAATAATTTACCGATCCGGCTTCTCCTGCGCGATCAATTACGTTCTGCTGGCCTGCAATCTGAAAGTCCAACCAACGCTTGAAAAAATAATCAGGCAACTCTCCAGAGTATGCAAAAACAGATTTTCCGTTATCTAAAGCATTCGCCAATATCTGAGAGCCTAACGTACTCTTGCCATCACCTCGCTTACCGGTCAGAATCACAGTTTGCCCCAAATAGATACCACCAGATAAGACTTTATCAATTCCCGTAATGCCTGTTGATATCTTCGGAAGCGAAAATAAATCCACAGCCTGGATATCTGCGATTTCCTTTACTCGGTCAATTGCCGCCCTTTTCGCGTTATTTACAGCCTGCTTCACTGCTTCTTTTCCGTATTTCTGTAACAATTCATTAGCATCTTTGCAACCTTTATAGTCCTGCTGCCTAACTGCTTTTACCACTCCCGGAAAACGCTTTTTCATTTCATCGAGAAGAGTCATTTTTCCATTTTCAAAGTCACCAAAGACAATTAATGTCTCAAAATTCTGTAACCATTTCCAGCAATGAGGTATCCAGGTAAATCCGTTTGCCCCTGTCGGAACAGAAACCGCATTTTCAATCCCAGCTTCTGCAACTGATAAACTGTCAATCTGTCCTTCTGTAAGAACCAGTGTTTTGTTATTCAAATTACACTGATGCATACCAAACAGAATCGGTTTCCCGCCGGCCTGACACCATTCCTTGTTTTTGTCGATTTTAGGATTGTAATCTGCTTTTCGATATTTTATAAAGGGCACATCACCATTTTCGTCACGAAATGGCATCGCCAATATGTTTTCATGTTCTGTCTGTGTTGTGATCTCATATTCCTTAGTGATATCAGCAGAAATTCCTCGTGCTTCCAGAATTTTAATAGCAGCAGGTTTTGATTCTATTGGATGCATCTTCTTGAAAGTTCTGTATTGCTTTTTCGGCTGGTTATATGTATTTCCACCACGCCTTAAGTCAAACCATGTAAAATCTCTGGCTAAGATATGCATGTTTCCTTTTGCTCCACAGGATGACCGCAAGCAATTAAATTGTCCTGTTGGCAAATGAATAGCAAATGTCCCTCTATCATGATTTTTTCCACCCTTACAATAAGGACAGGAATCAAATCTAATTTCATTTCCTTTTTGAACTGCAGGAATGCCTGACTCTCGTTGAAAACGCCACGCATCATCAGGACTGTATTCATCAAGCAACTTCACCACCCCATTTCTACATTAGAATAATCAACAGGTTCTTCTGATTCTTCTTTAGTCTCGAACTGCACTTCCGGCTCTCTGACATAATCACGCCACCTACTATTAAAAAATGTGGATCCATACATGATATACTTTTCTGCTGTTCCATTTTCCTGTATCTCCGATGTGTATGAATTAATAGCCCTAAGAACAACCTCTTCTCCTGCTTCATAAAGTTCCTTTTTAGCCTTTTGTGTCACATCCGATTTTCCCAATTTCCGTGGATACGATTTCCAGATTTTTTCGAAGAAATCATTATGAGATTTTGTTTTTATATTTGTCTTTATTATTTGTTCTTTCTTAGGTGGCAATTCTGCCACCAGTTCCAGGGGTGTTTCTGCCACCAGTCCAGTAGCAATCTCACCACCAGTGTCATTTTTAACACTAGTGTCATTTCTGCCACCAGTCAGCTTCCATTGATCAGGGTTTTTATTAAATTTCAATTCTGCTGTTACACCTCGCTTGTCAGAATTAATACAAACAATAATATTCATCTTTTGAAGGCGTCTTAGAGCTCTTTTAACAGAACTAATATCACAATTCGCCCACTGTGAAATAAAAGAAGCTGATAAACGATGTGACTTTCTATTAAATCCGTAAGTATATCTGATGACACACCAAATAACTTTTTGCTCGGTCCCATTAAGTGAAAGTTTGCAGATATTATCTACGATCCCATTTGCCACCCGCATAAAACCATCTTCAAGCTGTGGATTTGCCATAAGCGATTTCTCTATTCTGAAATTTCATCTAAGTACGCATCTACTTTTGAAAAATTAATCAGATATATGCGACCTATGCGAATTACCGCTCCAGCCTCTTCTGCAATCCGTCTCATTGTATTACGCCCCAGATTATATCTTTGACAAGCTCTATCAATCTTTCCTGCTTTCATCTCTACTTTAAATTCTTGTTCCGATTCTAAATTCATCTACTACACCTCCTGAATCTTATTTATCGCTTGCAAAATTTTTTCTTTCTTCTCTGGTGTAAGCTCTGTTCTCATTAACTTACTAAATGCAGATTCAGACATTCCTAATTCATCTGCAATTTCATAATGAAACAAGCGAGCTTTTTTTATTGCATCTCTGATTTTAATATTTGCCATATAATACTCCTTTTTCTATTGCAAATAAGCTTTTCATGTGTTACTATTTTAGTAATTAATAATTATTATTTACTTTAAAAGTATTTTATCATATGTGGTTATTAAAATCATTTTTATTACCGAATTTGTTACTTTATTAGTATTCTGTATTTTGTAATTACTATTTCAGTAATCTGGAGGTCTAAATTGAATAAAAATCCTTTCCGAGAATTGCGAAAAGAAAAGAACCCTAATTTGATGGAAGATTACAAAGCCAAAGATTTGGCAAAAGATCTCGGTATCCCTGCTCCCAAAATTTCCGAATTAGAAAATAATAAACGCTCAGCATCATTAACTGAGTTAAAGGCTTATCATAAATATTTTAATGCCCCCTATGAATATTTACTCGGCGAAAATGATAGCCGCTACTATCAAAATATGGCATTATCTGATGAATTAGGATTAAGCGGTACCTCAATAGAACATTTGAAGAGACTAACCAAATGCCTCAACCAAGATTATAATACTGATTCTGTAGAATATCAGATTCTTCGGGCTCTTAATTATCTTTTAGATCCTAGTACTAGCATTCTTTCCGAATTATCTCGTTTTTTGAATAGTGCGCTGAACGATATAGATACTGTACAGACTCAATACATAGGCATTAAATATGATTTTGAAAAGCACACCTTGCCTATAATAAATAAAATCTCACCTTACGCAGATAACTTTGGTTTAGATAATATAGATTATCAACAATTCTGTGAAATGCGTTTACAAAAAATAATCTTAGAATTAAGGAACGAATGGGAGCTACTTCATAATAATTATTTAAAAGAAACTGCAAATAAAAAACACCCAATCCCCGCTGATTCCCCTTAAGTAGATCCGGTTATTTACCCTCGTCTACTTAAGAGGCATCATGTCATAAGGCATTGAGTGCTTTATTGCATATTTGATATTCTATTTTGTATTGGAAAAGACAAAGAAAGATTTCTTGAAGGATGTCTACGCAAATTTAACAATTTTATTTCATATAAACCAATTCAATTTTTAAATTGCTCGCAATATTCTTCATTTTTTTCAGTTTATCATCTGGCATATTTTTGCCAATTAATATTCTGGTCGGAATAGGCACCTCAATATTTTTTCCATTTTCTGTATCCAGCGCTCCCAAGCTGTCTTCAAAGCATGACCAACGCCATTCCCGTTGTTCTATCCATCTTTCCCCCAAATTTCCAACAATATTCTTCTTATACAAAGTTGAAAAAACGGAATTATTGTTATTTAAAAGTTCCTGTACACCCAACGGTTCTTTCTTTTCATAGCTAATTGGCCAGCATTTAAGTGTTGGATACCCCTTTACAGAAGCCACATCATCAAACTTATATTCCAAACAAAATCCTGTATTTTTATTTGCATATCTTTCCCACATATCTTTATCATTACTCAATTCGGAAAATGAACTAATGAAAACTTTTTCTTTAGATTCATCGCTTATACCATAAACAGCTCTATCATATTTAGTATTATTAAATTTGGGATTTTCTTTTTTAGCAATTTCAA